AATTAAAAGATAAAATTAGAAAGTCTTTAATTATTAATAGTAAATGTGATTGTTTGATTGAAACAACAAAATATGCTGATATAGTTGATGTTTTATTATGGTTTGAGTTAAAGAAACATTCCAAGCAGTCTGTTAAACAAAAGGTGAAAAACAAATGATATTATTAAATGAAGATGGAACTCAAGCAGGTTACTATGATGTTATAAATTGGTGGCTTGAACATTATAAAGGAATGGAATACTTACATGAAAATCCTGAAACTATGTATACAGTAACGTCAATATTAGAACGATGTTTTGAGTTACTCAACAAGCAAGAGGTAAAGAAAAATGATATGCCGAAAATGTAATATAGAAGAAGTAGACCAGTACTACATTAAAGGAACTATCTGTAATTCTTGTAGAAAGAAACAGGCAATTAAAGCAAATAAAGCAAGAAAACAATTCAAGCATATCGTAAAGGAAGTGAAGAAAAAATGAGTTTTGTATGTGTTCCTGTTCAGATAGAAGATTTAAATAGTGAAATTTGTGATACTTGTAAAAAGAAATCAAAGTATATGTTTTATATTTTAGATGATAATCGTTTTGAAACTGTTGAGATGATTAGTACTCAATGTTTTAGATGTATAGCAAAAAAGTATTGGAGTTTATTTCCAAAGATATAGTTTACTTATTGTCAAGAGAGGAAACAATTCAAGCATACAGTAAAGGAAACAGATAAAAAATGAAGATATTAAATTTATATGCGGGTATCGGTGGAAATCGTAAACTATGGGGTGACGAACATGAAGTTACTGCTGTTGAGAATGTTCCTGAGATAGCAGCTATTTATAAAGAGTTTTTTCCTAATGATAAAGTTATTGTTGGTGATGCGCATAAATATCTTTTAGAACATTATAAAGAATTTGATTTTATATGGAGTAGTCCACCTTGTCCTTCTCATAGTCGTATGCGTTTATTATGTCACGTTAAAGAAGGAATGAAAGATAAATTTCCCGATATGAAATTATATGAAGAAATAATCTTTCTTAAACACTTCTTTAAAGGTAAATGGGTTATAGAGAATGTTATTAGTTACTATGACCCTTTGATAAGACCTTATAAAGTTGGTAATCATTATTATTGGGCTAATTTCCCAATACCTAATAAAAGAGAACCTAAGAGAATGATTTTAAGACTTAGTGATGAAGAAACCATCAAACACAAAGAGAAGTTATTTAATTACGACCTTAGTAAATACGAGGTTTCAAAACGTTTAAAGATTAAAATGTTGAATAATATGGTAGAACCTAAAACTGGTTTGTTTATTTTCAATAGTGCTTATACTCATAAACAAGAAACTTTAGAGTTTACTTAATGTCAATAGAGGAAAAGAGAATGTATGGAAAGGTTATAATAACTAAATATGGTGGTTCAGTCATAAGACGAAAGAACCGTTCAAGCAGAATGACAAGGAGAAGGACAAGGAAAAATGACTTTTAGACTTATAGACCAAAGAATAATAATGGCTGCTTTAGGTGGTGCTTTAGTAATGTGGGGTTTAATATTTGGACTTCATACTTATCATCATTGGTTATATTTATTAGCAGTTCCATTAGGTTTAGCGTGTGTATGGAAAGCAAGATGGTTTTACTAATTGTCAAGTAAGTATAATTTACAATCAAGAAAGATGAAAAGAAACAGTTTCTAACGAGACTATCTGATAAATCCAAACTCTTTTCAAGCGAGTATATTTAACAAAAGCGTTCAGTTGAGTAAAGAGAAAAATGAATAAGATAAATCAATTAATAATATTACTTTTAGTAATTATAAGCACCTTTTTGTTTTGTAACTATGGTTATGTTATGCACCACGAAAAAACGCACGAAGAAATTTACAAAATACACGGTTGCGAAGAGATAGAAATAAGTTATAACGCTTTCAAGGGAGAAACTGTTTGTTTGAAACACGCAGAAGTTATTGACGAAATGTATTTACAAGAGCAAGAACTACACGCTATTAACGAAATAGTCAGTTACAATTTAAGGGCTTTCGCTGCTATAATATTATTATTATTTACTATATTTATGGTGTATGATGTGCTTAAACAAAAACCTTAAAGAACGGCTTCGTTTATATACCTAATAGCTTATAAATAAGTTTGTTTAAGGATTCCTTTAACGAGGTGTTTATCTAAAAAATGGGTAACTTTATCGGTGGAATTATAGGCTTAGCTTTAGGCGCTATTGTTCTTGCTAACGTTTATATGGCTACAGTCATAGGAACTAATACTTCAACTTGGTCGACTTCAGAGGTCGCGCTTTGGGGTGTTATGGGACTTGTAGGTATTATAGGCTTGCTTTACGGAGCTTTGAATCTTTTCGGGATTCTTTGAGGTCGTAAGAGTATGTTAGTAGAACAGTCACGAACGGAGGGCGTAACCCCTTCGATTTTTTCTTTAATTAGAGGTTTCTCTCTATGATTATAACAGTATTTGCTATACTTATAGGTGTGTCACTTGTTCTTATGATTCTCGGTTTCTCTATGGATATAGTAATTTTTAGTATAGCCGGAGCAACTTTATTAATGGTTATAGGTGCTGTAGTAGTGGCGGACGAAGGAATAGAGTATAAACAAGGGGAAGACATTACTACTATAGACAATGGGGATAACACAACAACGACTTATGTGACTGATGTTTACGGAACGCCGGAAGGCGAGGGAACTATTCCTTATTGGTGGATTCTTTTAGTTCTTGGAGTAGCCGCCGTAGCTTATAGCTTGTTTACTATAGGAGATTAATATACAATGGGGGAGAAAAGAAAAATAAAGATATGTGACTTCGACGGTCGGAAGCTAGACACCGCTATAGTATTAACAGAAAAAGATATTAAGAAAGCTCTTAAGAAATGGAAGTTGAAGGGGTTCTTCTAAAAATGGTTACTTATTATAAGCATAGAGTAGGAGGAAAAACTTATCGTTCTACTAAGAAAAGGAAAGAGTTCGTTAAACAAATAGATCGAAACAAACCTAAAACTAACAGGATAACAAGAAAAGATGGTTCAGTAGTTGATAGGCCTTCGGGTGAAGGAAGCACCTCTAAAGATGTTCTTGTTTCTGAAGCTCCACAACCCACAGAAACAACTAAGAAAGCCCCTTTGATTATAGGGGTACATAGAAGGGAGGGTAAGGTTACCGTTGATAATATAGGGCAATACTTAAGCGAGGAGCAAAAGCAGCAAGTAAGCAACCTAACAGAAGAACAGGGAAGGTTAACGGCTAACGTAGAACGAACAATAAATAAGCGAACAGGAGTAACAAAACAAAAACTTACATTGATAGGAGGGGCAACTTCTACGCTTGACCAACCCACCCCCTCCGCTTCTTCGGGAGGAAGTAACCTCTTTCCTTCCTCCCCTAATAATCAACCAACCGCCCCGTTTATGGAAAGCCCTAACTCCACAAGAGAACAAACACAATTTCACAACGAACCAATAGACACAAGCGGCCTTTTTCCTCCCGTAACATTTCCCGCGTTCACACCCGACACCATAAAAGAAACTAGAGCTACGACTAGATACGAAAAAACTAAATTTGTACTCGGAGAAAAACTATTCACTCAAGGAGACACCGAACCAATAACCACGCAAGAAGGCTTAACGTTCGTTCCCGTAGCTTTAGAAGTAGTGGGAGAGACGGCGGTAGGACTAGCTAAAGGTTTCGTTATTGGCGGAGTTTATGGAACGGCCAAAGCTTTAACGGTCGATCTAGATAATACTTTACAAGGAGCGACCGACATTATAAGCGGGAAAGTAAAAGGTCGCGATATTATGAATAATTTAAACACGGCGTTAACCAACGACCCCGCTTTTTTTGCGGGAGAAGTAGCTTTCGCAGTAGCGGGAGGGAAAGCCATAGGAGAATTAGCTACGGTAGCTAAAAGCCGTTACGTTAGTTTCGGAAGCAGAGTCACCCCACCCGAAACAGTATTCGCAGAAAGCGTTTTAAGTGGAGCGGAAGGATTGCCGAAAGCTTCAAGCGTAGAACAAAGTTTAGCAAGATTCGCAAAAGCGGACGACGTAGTTCAAACAAGTAGCCCCGCAAAGATACAAGGAAAAGAAGCGGGCTTAGGAAGGAAAGGAGCGGTAGGAATAGAAGACACCGGAATATATGTTACTCCGGCCGGCGAAGGAAGTCCTTATTTTTTACGAATAGACGAAGCGGGAGGCTATGATAGTTTTAGTTTTAACCCGCTTAAAGGTTTAGGTTTAAGCTCAGATATACCAACCGTTACAAGATTTAAAACTACAGGCGTAGAAAGGCTTCCTCGAGAAGTAGTTACTCCGGCCGGCTTTAAAGCCGTCCAAGAGTTCCAAGAGGGGCAAATAGGAAGCGGTAAAAGTTTCATAACTAAACGTAGCGAGCTAGGGCAAGGAGCTTTAGAAAGGCAAAAGTTCCCCGCTCCCGAAGATTTCTCAGAAGGAGGGTTTAACATTAAGAAAGGAGACCCCCTTATAGAAAGTGGAACTTCAGAAATAGAAGCGGTCGTTCCTTCTAAAACACAATTTGTTTATACTCCCGAAACGACGGCGGGAAAAATAAAAGGCTTCGATAGCTTTACAACATTTAAAGGGCAAAACGTAGCTATAAGAGACACGGTTTTATTAACGTCCGATACCGTAAACCCTATACCTTCCGCAGTTACAACGCCTTCGACGATTTCAAAAGCGAGTAAAGTATTCTCGGGAGAATCAATATTACAAGAGAGTAGTTATTTAGGTGGAAGTAGTTCGGGGAAGGCAATAACAAGCCCTTATAATTTTGCTTCTTTAGGTTCTACAAGCACAAGCACGCGAAGCGTTTCTACTCCTATAGCTCCGGTTATAATTCCTTCTTCTACGGTTGGAGGAAGTTCTACGCCTTCAACACCTTTAGGTTATAAGAAAGTAGTTATTTATAGCTCTACCTCTACAAGCCCCGCGCCTAGCTCGGTCGTTCCCTTAGTTTCTACAGGGGGAGGAAGTGGGAGAGGTAGAAGTAGCGGGGGAGGAAGTTCGGGCGGTGGCTCTACTCCTTCAAGCATAATAAGCGATATAAGCGACGGTGGTAGCTCGGGAGGTTCTTCTATAGGTGGAAGTAGTTCGGGGTTATCTACCGGAGGAAGTTCGGGCGGTGGAAGCTCGAGAGGAAGAGGAAATAGTTATTTATCAAGTAGACCTATATACCCTAAACCTTACGCTAGCTCAATAAGAAGAGAGCGAAGAAGTTCGGCGGGGTTCGACGTATTCGTTCGTAAAGGCGGACAGTTTAAAAAAATAACGAGTAAAGGTTTAAGTTATAATAATGCTTTAGACTTCGGAGCTTACAACGTGGCGAACACGGCGAGAGCTACCTTTTTCGTAACTCCTTCAATTACAAGCGGAGGAAAAATTACTTCTCGAGCGAAAGGAAGCTTCGGCTTTACTTTCGGGAATTTAAAGAAAAAAGGCCGTCTCTTTATTGAAAAGAAAGAGAAAAGAATAAAGAAAGGTAACGCGGGAGAAAGAGCGGAGATTACAGAGAAAGGAATAGCAAGCTCAAAACGTAAACGGAGGCTTAAAATACTATGAATATAGGACGAAGAATAAAAGAAGCTAGAGCTAAAGCTAGCGGTAGAGCGAATAAACGAAGCGCTAAAAAGTTACAAAACCTAAAGGTTAAGAGAACTAAACAAGAAGGCAAAGCAAAACTTAGAACTTCAATAAGTAAAGAGAGAGGAAGAATTAATAAAGCAAAAGCCACCGCTAAAGGAACTAATTTTATAGATCGAATTAACAAAGCTAAGAATAAAGTAGACCGTTATAAAGACGACCGAGAAACAAGAACTCTTAAGAAACTTAAGAGAGAGGTCGCTATAGAAAAACTTAAACGACAAAGAGAGAAACTTAAAGGAACGTCTACAACAAAGAAACAAATAATTAATATCGGCAACGGTGGAGGCGGTTTATTTTAAATGAATAAGCTCGGACAGTTCGGTTTTATCAAAGTCTTATTTATAGCTTTAGCTTTCGTTATAGTTTTTGCTATAGCACTAGCTCCGATAGTCTCGACGGCTATAGGTGTAAGTATTGATACCGGAAACGTTACGGGGTTCGAGAAGTTCTTACTCGGTGGCCTTAATATTTGGCTTATGATAGGCTTTATATTGTTCGTTGTAGGCTCGCTTGTTTGGGGGTTCTCCGGTGATTAAAACAGGAGGACAAGCAAGTATAGACTATTTTAAAGTAGATCAAATAGATAAAAAAATGAAAATATTTTATAAAATTCACGGTGATACATAATGAATAAGATATTAATTATAATTATCCTTTTATTATTACTATCTATAGGTTTAGTTAGTGCTGATTTAACTGATGGATTGTTGCATTATTATAGTTTTGATAATGTAACAACTGATTCTGTTGGTAGTAATGATTTAGCAAATACAGGATGTACTTCTGTACCCACAAGCGGAATAATAGGCGGAACTTATGATTATAAAGATAGTGGCGACTATATGCAAGGTACTAGTTTAGGTTCAGAAATAAGTGGTCTAGCAGATTTGTCTATTAATGCTTGGAATAATCTTAATGATAATGGGGGAGATTTAAGTTTTATAATGGCTTCTACTGATGGTTCGGGAAATCATCAAATTCTTATGTATATTTCTACGTCAAATGGTGTGATGTATACTATTTCAAATACAACAATAGTTTCATCACCATCAAGTGCTATTCCTGTTGATGGTTGGACTATGATAACTAGTGTAAAAACAGGAACTAATTTAACATTGTATATTAATGGAATTTATAGTAATAGTGCTGTTGTTTCCGCAAAAGTTATAACGGCTACCAACAATTTTTATGTAGGTAGACAAAATTATTTCGGACCACAAGGAGCAGATGGATATATAGATGAACTGGGTATATGGAATCGGTCACTAAGTATTGACGAAATTCAAGATTTATATAATAGTGGAAGCGGAACGGCTTATCCTTGGGCTTCTCCTAGCTTTAATATAGAAGCTTACGACGAATATACAAGCACGCCATTAACTAATTTTAGCGCAGTAATAAGCAAAGAAGGAACGAACTTAAACGCTACTTATGACATTTCGGGATTAACAACGGCGGGCGGACATTGGCCTACAATATGGTATAATTACACAGTATATTATAACGAAACAGTTTATAACTTGCCCGAAGCTTGCGAAACAACTTTCACTACGGACGTAGCGGGGGAAACGTGGAGTTTATTCCGTCTTTACGCGGGCGACCAACTAAATAAACTAAGTTGTTACAACGGCGGAGGCTATAGCGTAATTACCGACACTTATGTAGAGGGGGAAGACTTTAGTTTATTGGGTAGTTGGGAAGATGAATATACAACAACCGACGGCACAATAGAAACAAGATTTTACCAAAACGACACACAACCGTATAACATAAGCGTTTTTAGTGATGTATATATTCCTAAAAACTATTTAAACTATGATGTAAGTAGTAATTTAAACGCGAGCATACACGCAAGCGAAATAAGGTTTAAAGTTTATCAAATAATAAATAATTTTAGTTTAAGCCCTCCTATAGATGTAAACTTTACTATTGACTCAGTAAAAAAAGAAGGCATATATCAATACTTTAATTTATCAGTAGGCGAACATACAGTTTTAGCAGAAGTAGAAAACTATTTCCCTTTAAACTATACTTTTAATGTTACCGCGCTACAAACAGGTTATTTAAATATACAAGGAATATATAATTCTAAAGTAACTTTTAATCTTAAAGACATAATAACCGAAGACGTAATAAGTAAAAACAGTTATGTAACTATACAAAACAATAAAACAGGAAATTTAATTACTTACTCCAATACTAACGGGACAATAGAAGCGAACTTACTAAAAGGAACACATTACCTAACTTATTACGCGGACGATTACGCGAACACCACAATAAACTTAACTATAAACGAATCAACACAAGAATTTAATTATACACTTTACGCCTATAATAGTTTGTGGGTAACGGCGAACGACTTAGACACAGGAAACCCCTTAGATACTTTCACTATTACACTTATAGACACTCTTAATAATACTTACAACTTTAACGACGGCGGGACAGGAACGGCAATACAAAACAACATAACAAGCGGAGTTTATACTGCCACGATAGAAAAAGAAAACTATACAAGCGCGGACTACCCCGTTACTATAACGGGAGGAAGCCATAACGATTTAGTAGCATACTTAACGGCGGGAAGCGCGACTAATACAATATTTACTATTCAAGATTTAATAAGCACGGGAATAATAGAAGGAGCAACCGCTAGCCAATACAGATTAATAAATACTACTTGGACGCTTATAAGTAGCGAAGAAAGCGACATAACGGGAAGAATACAATTTAGTTATACTGATGGAATAGAATACCGGTTTATAATAAGTAAAACCAATTATGTAGAAAGGCAATTTCAACTAACGCCTTTATTCTCTAGTTATACAATAAGATTAACCCCTCAAACAAGCGAAGACGTAGACACGCACACCGGAGACTTTACTTATTACATAAGCAAGAAAGAACTTTATAACGGAGAAGTAAATAATTTTACTGTAAGCCTAACTAGCGGGACGGGAACAATAAGCAATTATACTTTAAATATAACGAGCACTCTCTTTGCGGGAGCGTATAGTTATAACTGTAGTAACGTTTACGGTTGTAGTTACGACTTTAGCGAAAACATAACGGGAGCAACGAGTTATAGCGACACTTATACAGTAAGTTATTATATATATGAAAGCGGACGAAACCCTAAATACTTCTCGAGAGTCTACAACATTATAGGTGGTTACGGAGAATATACTTTACAAAGTTGGAGCGAAGAAGATGAAACCGACGGAGTAGGAGACTTAGAAAAAGGATTAATCTCTACGCTTATTTTATTAGTCGTAGTAGGAGCGATAGCAACGGGAGCGAGCTTTATAGGCGCGCCACCACTAACCACAAGCGGAATAACACTTACGGTTTTAATTATTGTTCTCGCGAGCGTAGGCTTCGTTCCTCAATACGTCGCTTGGGTCGTAGGCTTCGGCGGTCTATTAATGGCAGTTTTCGGGAGGGGGACATATTGACAACCACAAGCACGCTTATAACTTTCTTGGCCGTTATGATTGTAGTAAATATAGCTCTTGCTATGCTTCAAGGAGCAGTAAGCGAAATAAACCCTTCAATAAGTTTTTTTGACGTAGAAGACAGTCCATACGCTAAATATGTTCAGAACGGGACTTTAATAGTTGACGATTCTTATTTTCCGGACTCAGAAGAAACAGAAGCGGACACCTCCGGAAACATATTTACGGACACCTATAAAAGCGCTAAAAGTTGGCTTCAAGCAAAACTAGCGCCTCTTAATTTTGTAAGCAACATACTTAAACAACCTTACGGGTTTTTAGGAGATATAGGCGTCCCTCACGCGATAGCTTTAGGCTTCGGCGTATTATGGTATTTAATAGCTTTACTACTTTTAGTTAGTTGGCTAATGGGGCAATGAAATGGGACTAAGTTTAGACGGTATAGTAATGGTCGTTCTCGACGGCCTAACGACAAACGTATTCGGTAGCTTAGAAATTACTACCGCAGTCGTAGCTATGTTTTTAATACTATTCGGTCTATTAATTAGAATACCTTTACCTATAGCGGTAGTTATTCCTCTGCCTTTTATTATATATTTGACGGCTTACGGGTTCATAAGTTTAGCTTTCGGCGGTATAACAACCGTTCTATTTTTAGTTTTAGCAGTTCTTAGTTTTATAGGCGGTATGGGGGTGAGATGATGATAGATATAAGAAATGGTGTTAAAGGCGTAGCCCCTAGTCGATTACCTAAAGCAAAAGGTAAAGGTAAAAGAGTCTTAAAAAGTAAAGGCAGAGGTAAGTTTACCTATACACTACCTAAATAAAGCAACCTTTAAATAAAGGGGTGTTTTATATTCTTTTATGGGTCTCGATCTAAGTAATGAAGGAGTCTTCGCGACAAATAGAAGCCATATATTAGACCTTGTTACGTTAGCGCGTAGAGACGAAACTATAAACCTCTTCCAAACTTGGAAAGAAAAACACCTTCTAAATAGTAGCGACGAAGAAAAGACCCGCATAAAGTTCGCGAGCAGTTTAGGAGCTTTATTTCTTGAGCTAGAGAATGAGCTTACTCGTAAGTGGCAGAAAACTAATTCTATAGATATAAACGAAGCTAAGAGAATATTAATAAGTAGCGACAAAGAACCAACGCACGAAGAACTAATAAAAATCTTTCTAAAAATAAGCTTTATACTTGACAGTATGAATTTAACAAGAAGAGACAAAATAAAAAATATTAACCACCAAGATATAGAAGAAGTAAACCAAAGCAAGGGGCTATAAAAAAATGGAAAAGAAAATAGGATTTAAAGATTTAAGCAAAGGACTAAAAACACTAATAGTTTTTTTAAGCGCTTATTTAGCTTGGAAATTTATAGTTTTAATAGCTACGTTTATATTAATCTTATATGGAGTTGTATAAAATGAATACATTTTATTTTAGAGATAAATATTATACGAGCGAATACTCGAAAGAACTAAGCGTTCTATGGAAGAACGGAACAACTAAAGACCGAAGCGATTTAAGTATAGCTTTAGCTATATATTTACTTAAAGAGGGTTCTATAAAATGACTTTATTAGAACACAAAATAATGAATGTCGCTATATATGTACGGGTAAGTAAGGACGAGGCGGACAGTAAAGGACGCTTACAGAACACCGATAACCAACTACTCCCACTTATTAAATATGCGGAAGCTAGAGGCTTCACAGTTAAAAGAGTATTCACGGACAGGGTAAGCGGAGGAGATAGCAACCGGCCCGCGTTTAAAGAAATGTTTAGCCACGTTAGACAGGGACATTTTAAAGCCGTTCTTATATGGAGCTTAGACCGGTTTAGCAGAGAAGGAATATTAAACACTCACTCGTATATAACACAACTAAAAAAATATAATTGCGCTTTAATAAGCCTTAAAGAAACTTGGCTTGATACTTCTACCGAAGGAATAGGGGAATTAATGATAAGTATATTTTCTTATGTGGCCGAACAAGAAAGAATAAGAATAAGCGAACGAACTAAAGCCGGCCTAGAGAGAGCAAGAAAGAAAGGGGTTAAACTTGGAAGGCCCAAAGGAAGTTTAGGAAAGAAAACAATAAGAGAACAAAAGAAAAAATTTAAGGGAGCAGAAAATTATTTTAGCTAAAAAAAAAGCCTAATAAAAACCCCCCCTAAAAAACAACAGTTTATTTATAAAGAAACAACTAAATAACGAGGCAGATAAAACGCCCGTTTAATTTATACCAAAATGAGCCTTAAAGCAAGAGACCCGAGCCTCCCCGTTCATAACTTAGGTTACGACTTAAAATATAACAACGGGCTTAAATGGAACAGAGACGAGTTTACTAACAACCTAGACAAACAAATAGAGAGAACAAAGAACGACCACCCGAGCGTTATAGTAATAGACGGCCTTTACGGACAGGGTAAAACCACTCTAGGCGTAGAGGTCGGAGATTATGTTTCTAAAGTCCATTATAAAGACACCTTCGATATAGAGAAACAAGTAGGGAAAGGTATAACTCCGTTCCTTGAGTCTCTTAATTGGTGTATAGCAAATAATAAACGAGTATGTGTATTCGACGAAGCCGGAGAGTTTAGCCGTAAGGGAGCTATGACTCGATTAAACAAACTATTAAACAGAGTCTTCGAGGTATTCCGAGCAACTAAAATAATGCTTATAATTTGTATTCCTTCTATTCAAGACCTCGACGACTCACAATTAAAAAAAGGACTTGTTCGCTTCTTAGTTAATTGTTACGGACGAACCGACCGACCATATAGTAAGTTCCGAGTTTATGATATAGAAAGAATCTTCTACATTAAAAGGTATATGAGTAAAGAGGTAGTTCCGGCGAAAGGTTATACTCGGGTAGTGCCTAACTTTCAAGGTTACTTTAAAGACTTAGATACTGAAGACCGTAAACAATTAAAGCTTCTCGATCTAAGAGATAAGAAAGGCATACTAAAAGAAAAGTATTTCGAGAGTAAAGGTTTAGTCTCGGCTCAAGACATAGTAAAAGAAACAGGCTACACATATACAACCGTAATGAATAAACTCCGAAGCATAAACGCAACCTCTGAGAAGCACGGAGCTAAAAATTATTACTTTAAATCTGTAATAAATAGATTCAACCGCCGACAAAAGAGTAAATAAGAATAAGTTTAGTTCTGTTATATACTAAAATGAATACATACTTCTATACTCTCAATAAACTTTAATAGAATCTTTTAATATTCTAAAGAAAAGAGACACCCCCCACCCCCCCCACTTCCAACCCCCCCACCCCCCTAACTACAACTATAACTATATACCTATACTCTTTTATTATTTATATACCTTTATATATAAATTAAACCCTCCTTTTATTTGTGCTTAAAAGTTTTAAGCAGATGTGTTTTTTTAGATACCTCTCTATGTTTATTTATTCTTTGGGGTGGGGGGGTTGGAAGTTGGGGTGGGGGGGGTGTAGCTAAAACTTTTAAGCAAAGGTCGGAGAAACATTTATATATAAGTTAGCACATACATTATAACATAAATGATAACGAGGTCACAAAATGACAATAAAAAATATTAGAGTTCAAATAGGTAATAAGTTTTATTCACTTAAGTTTGAGTTTGAAACTAAAGATATTAAAGAGTTAAAACTTCTTATTGAAAGTAAACAGTTCGATTTAAAACTATTAGCTAAGGAGGAATAAATAGAAAATGGAAACTTTGAGTTTTAAAAAGAAGTTGGTTAAGGTAGGGGAAAGCTTCGCTTTCATAGTGCCTAAAGCTTACGTTGAGAATGGCCTAATAATTCCTGAGATCGAATACTTAATAACGCTTTCAGAAGCTCCACAGGAAATAACGGAAGAACCGGAGGATTTCTAAAAATGCCGAGCAACCCCCACCAAGAAGCGAGAGATTGTTATAATTATATCAACAAAGTCTTTAAAGCAATTACTAAAGAAGGGATTCTTTATAAAGACCTTATTCGTACATGTCTTTTAGATTTCTCTATAAGTGAAGGAGTTATTAAAAACTTTGTAGATGAATATTACATTTCTACCGGCGACGTTAAGAACGTAGACGGAGTATTATATACAAAGGTTGAAAAATGAAATTAGATTTAGAAGACATTAAGCAAAAGTTCCTTAACGGAACGGACATAAACAAAAATATGAGGTTAAAAAGAAAATGGAAGTAGGAGAAAAATATTTAGCCGTTCAACTGTTCGGCAAGAAAGATTTAACTATAGGGTGTTTTCCCGTAAAGGAAAAGAAGAACCCTAACGAACCCGACTTTAAGGGTAATGGGGTTAGTGTTTGGGTAAGAACTAAACAACCCCCGAAAGTAGATACTACGCCCGTAGTAGAGGATTTACTATAAAAATGAATAAGGACGTAGCGGAAGCTCTACGCTTGAAAATAGCGGATTGCTCGCAACAAATGAGCAACCTTAATCGTAGCCTTAATTTTAATGGCGAAACGTTCCACGTTAGTAGCACAGTAGTTTTAAGCGAACACGGGGCAGCGGTTCATTTTTTAAAAACTCCTTCTAATAAGGTGGTTACCGCTTTTTTTTATTTTAATAATAAACGTTGGTTCTATTATTTCCCCGACGATAGCACTATTTACGCTATGGCTTTGTTTGGCGAACAGAAACAAAAGACGGAGCAGCACAATTTTAAAACCGGTGGAGGTTGCTAAAGATGTTAAAAAAATATAATGTAGAGTTTTGGATTATGAGTATTCAAGCAAACGCTTTTTTCTTAGCAAGCATATTAAGCGAATCGCTTTTAGCTTCGTTTATTTGTTTAATAGTATTTGTTTATTTAAGTATAGGGGCTTTAATAGTTTATTTTGTTGGTAAAAGAGATTATAAAAAAGTTCAAGTTGCGAGGTTGTTAAAATGATAGGAGATTATAAACTCGTTATAGGGTTTGAAAAAGATAACGTGTTTTATGGATTTAATGCGTTTTGTGATATAACCAACGAATTAACTTTAAATAGTTGTTCTAAATTAGCTAAAGAGGATTTAATTAGTATTATTCTTCAAAGACAAATACAGTATAACAAAATAACTAAACATTTTCGTTGGGAAAACGGAAAGCTTATTTTTAAAGGGGTTGAAAATTGATAAGTTACAAAGCTTCTAAGGGTTGTGAGGACTTAAACGTTTACACCAACCCCCGAACGTATATGAGTAAACTTTACTTAGAGAGTAGCGAAGGCTTCACGGACTTAGAGATTAAGCGGGCTTTAGCAAGAAAGGCTTTTCTTGTTAGCCGCGCCGGTGTTTGTATGTTGCGAGGACAAATAAATAAAGGTGTTAACTGCGTAGTAAATATTAACGGGGAAAAGAGAGAAGGCGCGGCGGTTTGGAGGTGGCGAGAAAGTGAAACCTAATAAATCTATAAGGTGGAAGATACGCCAAAAGAACGGAAGTTTTAAGCTTAATACTCAAGGGAACGACGCTAACTTTCTACCACTAGGTAAGGTTAACGGGAGGCCTATAAAATGAGTATTAAAAGAATTAATGAGGCTATAGGGGAGTTCTTAGAACCTATTAATTTTAAGAAGCACTTCCCTAACTACGTTTTTGGTAGGCCTATTTTTTATATTTATTTAGCGTTGGCTACAGTTATGGTTTTGTTATTGTTTCAAACTTACGGCTACGAGCAGCACACTTATTTTAAGTGTAGTTCCGGACTATGCGAAACGCCTAGCGGCGATATAGTTAACGCTCCTTATGAGGAAGGAATAGAACCACCCTACATAGTTAGACACTTCGGCTTAGTAATCTTTTCTTTACTCCCTTTAGTTTTTTTAATAAATCACTTAGCATATAATACAAGGAGGATTAAAAGAAAATGAAAGTAATAGTTAAAGTTAACAACGAAAGAGGCAGAGCCGCTTTACTTTGGCACAGAAAAGAAGAAGATGAATTTAGAGCAAAGACTTTAAGAGTTCCTAAATGGTTGCGAAATAAGGCGGCTAAGAAGTTCTTAAAAACTAAAAGCGTAATGTATGAAGATAGAGAAGTCATTACAGGCTTTAAGAATTATACGGACAAAGACAAAGAATTTTTTATTAAAAGCGTAGCTTCAGCTATGAAAACTAACGGGGCAGAACCCGACGACTACGAGGTATTATTCACAAATGACGACCGAACAGAATAAGAAACCTTTCAAGCCTAGTAACGAAATAGACCTTCAAGTAATGACCACAACCCCGCACATAAGCGGCGACTATATGAGCGATAACATAAAGAATAAGTTTAAGTTCGGCCATTATGAAAGGGAGAAAACTAAGGAAGGCAAAGAAGGAGAAGCTAAATTCGTAGTAGACAAAGATTTTTGGACGAACATAGAAATATTTACTCAAGACTTCCGGCTAGGGAATCTTAGCAAGGAAGAACTTTATTATACGAGATACCATTTAGATTTATTTAACGATATATTAACTACTATGCCGGAAAGTTTCGCTAAGCCCGCGTTCATAATCTTAGAAAGGGCGGTTAGCGTAAACGAAACCTCTCAAGGTAAAGGCGGCTTTCTCCGTAGGTTGTTTAATACTTTTTTCCAACATAGCACGGGAACGATAAAAGAAGAAACGGGGAAGAGGAATTTTTTCGGCTTCGGTAAAAAAAAGAGTAGCGGCTCGTCTGGTATGAATACGGGGGACTACTAAAAAATGAGAATAAAAAATAAAGGTTTGGCTTGGTTTATGATTCCGATTTTAATAATACAACTTTACTTTATGATTCCGGACGCTAACTTTTTCTTAATGGCTAAAACTATGCCGGCAATAATGATAAGTATATTATTATTTGATTTAATAGTTACTACGCTTTTAATATATTTACTCACCACAACAATAGAGAGGACTGAAAAAAATGAATGATGTTATAGCAATAATGTTAAGTATGGTTGTAGCTATGCTCTCAGGAGCTTTATTTATGCTACTCGTAGGCGGAAGTTTTACAATTAAGTATTTAAGAGTAAAGACGAGCAGAGGAAAAAGGGTTTTATTATTTCTTAAAACTCCTTTTGGTTGGGTTGCTAAGATAGCAAGCAAGAAAGAAAACACTCTCTATTGGAAGCACGACAAAATAAAATATATAACTCACGTAGAAGACGAGCATAGTATAACGCGCTACTCTAGAGTTGATGCTGCTTATTGCGATTTAAAGAAGCCCGCAGTAACTTTAAAACTAGGGGAAGGACAGTTCTACCCGCCCGACTTCGACCAACAAACATTTAATAACTTGTTAGTAAGGGCAGCAACTAAGCCGCAAGCTACAGGAACGGACGACCTTAAAAAACTTGTTCAAGTTTTATTAATTATTGTTATTATTCTTGGAATAGGAATGATGCTTATTTACGGAAAGTTAGGGGCAGTTCAGCAAAGTATAAAGTTATTAAATACTATACCTCCGGCGGTGTTATAGGTTGTTAGTTACTATAACTTTCTTAAACGATAGCGTAAGAAAAAGGTTTATTGAATGGGTGGCGGAAGGAAACGCTCGCTCAAATAACTCCTTTGGAGGTAGCGGTATAAGCGGCCACTATAAACCTTTAGAACCTTACAAATATCTTTTTTTTTGGGAAACAAATAATCCTTTTGGCGATTATGTTGTCTTGCGTTTAATATTGTTCTTTGTTTTTCGGAAGCGCAGAAAAGAATTAAACATTAAAAGAATAGGAAAGGAAGAACTCGCGAGGCTTGTTTTAAATGGGACAGATTGAGGTTTTAGATTGGCTAAGAAAAGAAGCCTTATTTAATCCAAAGAAGTTTTATACTATTAAAGACATAACTAGAGGTCTAGATTTAGAGGGGAACGGTTGTAACGGAAGTACAGAGCAGAGCGTTCGGCGCGCAGTAAATAAGCTTAGTCACTTTGGACTTATTAATTGTATAACTAAAGGATGGTTCAGAACTTTTAAATATGTAAAGAAATGACTTTACAAATCAAGCAGTCTGTTAAACAAAATACCACGCCTAAAAAAGGCTTTGGTATAAAGGTGAAAAAATGAAAGCAGAAACATTAATTAAATATGCGTATAGTTTACGTCAATTTAATTTAATAGATGATATAGAATACGATAGAATAAGAACGGGAGTTATTAAACGTAAAAACATGAGGTAAAGGTGAAATGAATGGTATCAAAAGAAGAATTTAAAAGAAGTTTAGAATTACGTTTTGAATCAGTTAAGAAACACAACTTAAGTATAAATGAAGCTGTAAAAATGTGTATGTTAGATTTTGAAGACAAAGACTTTTTTACTAAACAGGAGATATTTGAGTCTTTAAAGAGGGCTATGGATATAGAACAGTCCAAGCAGTCTGTTAAACAAAAGGTGAAATGATGGCTATAAAAATTATATATAAACCTGAAATAGAAATATTATCTGTTGATGAAATGGATGATTATATTAGTGAAATTCAAGATTATGAATGTGTTGAAAGAAAGAATCACCCTGATAGAGAAAAGCAATTTGTTAATCTTGAAGATTTATTAAAATTAAAAGATAAAATTAGAAAGTCTTTAATTATTAATAGTAAATGTGATTGTTTGATTGAAACAACAAAATATGCTGATATAGTTGATGTTTTATTATGGTTTGAGTTAAAGAAACATTCCAAGCA